GTCGAAAGACACAATCCGCCAAACGAGGGATAAGTCCGATAAAAAGGCCCCCAAAGACTTTGTGCGAAGACTTGGGAAACCAGGTGGTGTTGCACCCGCTGAGGCATCGGCCGCTGTAGCACCAAAGCCAGTCAACAGTCGTACAGAACTGATTAGAGTACTGGCAACGCTTGAGCTGTATCCAGGTCATTGCGTCGATCGGCGCAATCAGACCAAAGCTAAAGCGTTGAATATTTGCTTGCAAGATTCACCAAACAAGACTTCTGGTCATCCTGATGCTCATACGTTCAGGATGGCCGCGAAGGGTCACTTGTTGTCTAAAATATTGGATGACCAGAGACATGCAGACAATTGGGGTGAGCCTATCTTAGACATATTCGGAGACTTGAGTTTCAAAAGTCAATTACTCAAAAATTGTAATAATTTAGGAGTTGACTTTAGACCAGAGATTCACGTTTACCGTCCGCTTATAACAGCTAGAGACGAATTGACCTATCGTTCCGTAGATAGTGTCGATATACGTAAACTCTATCATTATGCAGTTATGAGTGAGGTGTACGAGATAACGCCTGCCCTGATATGCACTTGGTTCGATCCTAATGCTCCGACCAACATTGGTAATGGCAAGAGCGCCAATTGGAAATTAGCTAGAGACTGCAGACTTAATGTGATCGTACAAGATCATAGAGGTCATGCTGGAGTTAATTTCCATTGTTCTCCTTGGAAAAAAGAAGCAGGACTAGTAGTACAAGCTAGTCACTTCACAGGAGAGAGGTTTGCTCGTCATTCTCCATCTTTTTTGTTCGATTCTTCGACTTATAAATACGGCGATTGGTATTTGAGTTGGAGGAAAACTAGACAATTCTCAGACTATGCTGTTTTTGAAATAGGATGTACTCAAAATCCGATGTTTCATGAAGCAACAGCAATGGGAGATAATTGTTTGATTAGTTGTAAACGAATTAAAAAGATGGTGAGCCAAATAGATATCTTTCCGTGTCAAGAAATCTTAGTTGGGGATAGGACCAAGTCTGCTCTAGTTTGGAAACAAGTTTACGGCGAGTTAGCACTTAATGCACAAGTTAAGAGGAGAGAGGCCTGGCAGTTAACCCAGCAGGCCTCTAGTTTGTCCTTAGCTCTCAAGAATAATCCTGATTGTGAATTATTACAGAAAGAGTTCGGTGAAGAGATAGATTTTAATCAAATCTTCACGGATACTTTGGTCGGTTCTTTTTATGAAAATATGGAACAGACAGTTAATACTTTAAATCAGGTGGCTTCATCCAACAATGAAGCGAAGTCATTGATAACACAACTCTATAAGTCAGGTTTACAGGGCACTTTAGTTCCTACTCGTTATTGGAAATTATTTTCTTTTTTAAGTTCCTTTATAACGTTAGGTATTACTATGCTTTTAACACTGGCTTTAGAGATGTTTCCAGTCATTTTTCAAATGACAGGTTATTCTGTGGCTTTGCTGTTTTTTGTAGTTGGAGTGAGAGCTGAGGAAGTTGTGTCAAATGTGCAAGCTTGCTGGATTCTTTATTTGCTGGCTTCTCTTATAATTGTCTTCTGGGCGTGGAAAACGAAGAAACCCGACCAGGAGGAACAATTCTTTTTGGACCATAAAGAGAGAGGAGCTAGTGATTTTCGTGGAATACTTGCAATGTCTGAAGGTAGTCACACTGAAGCAATAAGTGAACATCCTTTTTCCTTGGCGTCAGAATTCAGAGGATTAAATTCCATAGATCTTAATAAAAATAAGGTAGGAAATTACCCTTTGTTGATGACAAATGCACCGTTTTATAGACCATCTGGCCCGAAAATGTTAGCATTGGCACTTCAGGTTCGTAATTCATCACATAATGGAGTTAGACATTGTGGATGTAAACTTACCAGAAGTAAGTCAGCTTGTGATTTGGGCAAGAAGTGGAACGACGTTCTAGCACTGTTGACTGTTAAAAGTCATAGTGTTGGAGGTTTTAATCCAGAAGAACGATACGAGTGGGCTCTTCGTTTTGATGGATTTAAACGCCGTCGAGCTGAGAAAGCGGTGGATCATGCTGAGGATGTAGAAGGAAAGAACTTTTTGAAAGCAATGCTTAAGAGTGATGAAGAGTTGTATTTGAAAGAAGTGATAGTACGAGAGTTAGAAGGAGATCAAGTGGTCGCTGAAGAGGCGGCTATTTTGATTAAACCTCGAGTGATAGGTTTCATTAACACTGACCATCAAGTGAAAGTGGGACCTTATGTTCGAGATATGTATTCTAGGTTAGGAAATCATTTCAATCAGGTCCGGGAATGTGGTATGTTTTTAGTTCAAGCTGTTATGGCTAGTGGTAAGACTCAAGGAGAGTTGACATTGCTAGGCCAACAAGCAGAGGAATTCGTGACTTATGACAATAGAGTTTTCTTCATGGTAGCTGGAGATGATATGGTGGGATGGATGAATTTTGAAGGGCGAATTATTCGCTTTGAAAATGATTATTCAAAATACGACTGTACGCAAGGAGCACATGCTTTGCGTACGGAAGTTGCCACCTATAAATATCATGGCTGCCCTGAAGAGGTTATAGAAGCTCTAATTGAAAGTTATGGACTTCCTTTTAATTTTGAAACTGATGGAAATAAGTTTCAATGGAAGTTTGAACTGCAACGCATAACCGGAGGACCAACAACTACTTTAGGCAATTCAGTACTCAATCTCGGAGTGGTTCTGTATGCCGTTAGTTTACTCACTAAGAGGTGTGAAGATGTGGAGACATTCATACCCCGAGTTATAAATTCTTTAGGATTTGAGTGTAAGTTCTCAATACGCTCACGTTTAACCCAAATGACCTTTTTGAAAGGCTGGTGGCAATATGCTAGCATCAAATTGAACGGACAGCAGTTGACTTCTGTCCCAGTTTGGATGCCGTTGCCGTCGGCCTGTCTCAAACAAGGGTTTATACGAAATGATCCTAATAAGTTATTCTCGAGCCAGGGCTATGAGAAAGTTGCGTATTGCATTTCTCGTGGTTTTGGAGCAATTCCCAGAACGTATCCATTGCTAGGTGCCCAACTGGCAAGGTATGATCAAGTGAATTCCTCCTTATCAGGAAACGAACAGAAAATAGAAACTCGCCATGCGTACAGCGTGGCTTTAGAACAAAATGAGATTCATTTAACATCGTTAGAACGTTATCGTATTATTGTAGAAATAAGCGAACGTTATGGCCTTACGATGAATGATGTCTTAGATTGTGAGAATCTTTTTTCAAGTTGTCCTTTCCCCGGTGTCGTTGGACACCGGGCGTTTCTTGATCTCGCTAGAGTAGACTATGGCTAACCCTCCCCCAACCTCGTCCTAGGC